CTATCCAACCATTGTGCTAAATGGACCGATCATTAACCCGATCCTTGGCAATCAAACTGAAGGCTTGGCATTAAACTTCACTTTCTCGCTAACAAACACAGACTTTCTGACCATAGATTTGTACAATAAACTAGTTACTTTAAACGGAAACCCTGCTCGAAACTTGCTGGCTTCGGGTCAATGGTTCTCTGCGCAACCAGGTACTAACTTGTTCTACCTAACAGGCAACGCAGGTAGTACAGTAGTGGGTGTGACAGGTGCAACTGTGACTTGGCAATCGGCTTACATTTAGGAGAATAAATGACAATCAGAACCCCGCCAAGTTGGTTGCAGAACGGATCGCATCCTGCTGAAAACGATCGCCTCACAACCCAGGCGCTTTGGGCTACCACGGGTATTATCAACAGCGCTTCTTTACTTGTCACGCAAAATACACCTCCTGGTCTTTCTGTTGTTGTTGCTTCAGGATGGGCTGCAATTGTTGGAACCACGCAAGCCAACATGGGAACTTATGTAACTTACAATGATGCAAGCGTGGTTCTTTCTTTAAACACGGCCAACCCAACTAATCCACGCATCGACCTTGTTTGCGCAACCGTGAATGATGCGTATTACACAGGATCACTTAACAATGTGGTGCTACAGGTTGTTGCGGGAACTCCTGCGGGATCACCTGTTGCCCCAGCGCTTCCAGCCAACTCAATTACACTCGCAACGGTGGCAGTTGGAGCGGGCGCTACGGCGATCACTAACGCAAACATTACAGACACAAGAGTTGCCACTACAACTAATATTCCCGAAGCGGGCGACATCAGCGCAGTCAACGCTGGCACAGGTCTTTCAGGCGGCGGATCAAGCGGCTCTGTGACTTTGGCGTTAGATTACAAAGCAGCCACAACACTTACCATTAATGCACAAACTGGAACAACCTACACAACGGTTGCGGCGGATGCTTCTGCAAAGTTAGTGACATTAACTAACGCTTCTGCAATTGCTGTAACGGTTGCTCCAAGTTTGTACGCAGTTGGCGAGCAGATCAACTTTGCTCAACTTGGTGCTGGCCAAGTCACATTTCAAGGAGGCGCTGGTGTTACCGTGGTATCAACAGGTGCAACGGCTGCAACTCCTAAATTAAGAGCGCAATACTCAACGGCCACAGCAATTTGCACAGCCAGCAATACATGGTTAGTGGTAGGTGACATTTCATGAGTCGCCAAGCCTTAACACCTACAAATGTTCCTGCTTCTGCGGCGGACATTTTAATACCAACTCTTAGGGCTGGCGATCTTTACTACAACACCACCGAAGGCTTAAAGGTTTACACAGGATCGGCCTGGACCGCAATTGGAACTCCGCCTTTAACCGAAGTGGATGCGGGTGTGTTTGATAGCATTGCCCCTTATAATGGTGGCGATCCAACAACGACTTCAACGCAGAGCATAATTGGAGGTACTCCCTAATGGCAGTTGTAACGCAAATTCAAGTACGCAGGGGAACAGCCTCTCAATGGACTTCTGCCAATCCGACATTGGCTGCGGGCGAGTGGGGTTTCGAGAGTGACACAGGCAAAGTAAAAATTGGCAACGGATCAACAGCCTGGAACTCTTTAGGCTATCAAGGCGCAGGTGATATTGAAGGCGTAACTGCAGGTACAGGTTTAAGCGGCGGTGGAACAAGCGGTACCGTTACAGTTTCTATTGACACGGCTGTCACGGCCGATCTAACCACGGCGCAAACTCTCACAAATAAAACTTTAACAACTCCTGTCATTTCAAGCATCAGCAATAGCGGAACGGTGACGCTTCCAACAGGGTCTGTAACTCTCGCCTCATTAACTGGAACTGAAACATTTACTAACAAAACTTTAACTGATCCAAAAATAAACTTAGCCTTCGATGCTGAGACTGCTTCATACACTGCTGTCTTGGCTAATAACAGTCAAGTTGTCACCATGGACAACGGTTCTGCCAATACATTTTCTATTCCCACCAACGCTTCTGTTGCCTTCCCAATCGGCACGCAAATAAATGTTCTACAAATTGGCGCAGGACAAACTACAATTCAGGCCGTAACAAGCGGCACTACAACAATTCAATCAACTGGCGCAACTGCCGCCGCGCCTAAATTAAGAGCGCGTTACAGCGCAGCAACTTGCGTTAAAGCAGGAACCGATCTTTGGTATGTGTTTGGAGATATTGCCTAATGCCTATTCTTGGAATATTGGACTCTGCTAAAACAGGCAATCTTAATTTACCTATTGAATTGCTAGTTGTTGCTGGCGGTGGCTCATCAGGTGGAGCCAATTCAGGTGGCAATCTTGGTTCAGGCGGTGGTGGCGCTGGTGGTCTTTTGAACCAAAGTTCAACTATTGCGCTTAATACATCTTTCACAGTAACTGTTGGCGCTGGTGGCGCTGGTGTTGGAACAAACACAGTTGGAAATCAAGGTTCTAATTCGCAATTTGCCGCATTAACAGCCGCAGTAGGTGGTGGTCGTGGTGCTACTTATAACGGCAACGGTGGTGCTGGTGGCTCAGGCGGTGGTAACTCAGGTAATGGTGCTGGCTCAGGCGGTGCTGGAACTGCTGGACAAGGTAATAACGGCGGTAGTGGAGATAATTCAGGTGCTGGCGCAGGTGGCGGTGGCGCTGGTGCCGTTGGCTCTAACCAAGTAAATAACGCTGGCGGTAATGGTGGTGCTGGTACAAACACTTATTCAACTTGGTTATCAGCAACAAGCACAGGTGTAGGCGGATTTATTGCTGGTGGCGGTGGCGGTGCTTCTTATGCCAATTTACAAGTTGGCGGTACAGGTGGTTCAGGTGGCGGTGGAAATGGTCAAGGCAGTAATTATTTAACTCCTACTGACGGAACTGCCAATACTGGTGGTGGCGGTGGCGGTACTCACTCTTTCAACCCGTCGAAAAGTGGTGGTTCAGGTTTAGTTATTGCTCGTTATTTAAGTGCAACGCAAAAAGCGTACGGCGGAACTGCTGTTTCATCAGGTGGTTATTTTTACCATACATTTTTATCATCAGGTAATTTATACACAGGTCTCCCAAAAGCAACTGGTGGAACTATCACTTTTAGCGGTGGCTATTTTTATCACACATTTACTTCATCAGGAACATTTGCACCTTCAGTTTCAATGAGCGCAGACATGCTAGTGATAGCAGGTGGCGGTGGCGGTGGCTATACAAGTGCTGATTTTTATTCTGCGGCTGGTGGTGGTGCTGGTGGTGTTGTAAATCTTTCATCACAATCTTTAACGGCAACAAATTACGCCGTAACAGTTGGTGCTGCTGGTACTGCTGGACTTAGCACTGGTGGCGGTACTGGTGGTAGCGGTACTAACTCTCAATTTGCTTCACTAACTGCCGCCGTTGGTGGCGGTGGTGGTTCTGGTTCTAGTAGTGGTCCAGGCAACCCTGGCGGATCAGGTGGTGGTGCGGTTCAAAATAACCCTGTTGGTACAGGTACGGCAGGTCAAGGAAACAACGGTGGTCAAGGTAATCAAGGCGGTGGCGGTGGCGGTGGCGCAGGAGCAGTAGGCGGTAGTGGTGCAACCCCACAAGGCGTTGGCCGATCAGGTGGTGCAGGAACAAACGCTTACGCAACTTGGCTCAACGCAACTGGTACTGGCGTTAGTGGATTTATCGCTGGCGGCGGTGGCGGCGGCTACACAACTTATTATCTCTCTTCGGGAGACATTGTCGCCAACGGCGGATCAGGTGGTGGCGGTATTGGTGGTGGTGATAGTTCAGGTGGTAAATTCCAACAAAGTACCGCAGGAACTATAAACACAGGTTCAGGTGGTGGTGGTGCTGGTGGTTATTCATCTCCTGGTTTCACAGCAAGTCGTGCTGGTGGTTCAGGTATTGTTATAGTTCGTTACTCAGTGTAAGGAGAAGGCAAATGAAAATAATTAAAGATAAAGAAAAAGTAACGCAGGTGTTTAGTTATGAAGTAATAATGTTGGTACACATTATTGCTGATGATGAAACAACTGCTAAAGCACAGTTAGATGAAAAAGGCGGGATCGTTACAAAACGAGAAGTAAAACTACAAAACGCAGTAACGCTTTATGGCGAAAAGGAGAAAGATTAATGTCACATTTTGCTAAAGTTGTAGATGGGATTGTTGAACAAGTTATTGTTGCCGATACTGCCGAATGGTGTGAAACCAGTCTTGGCGGCACTTGGATACAAACTTCTTACAACACTTACGGCGGAGTGAATAATCGCGAAGGCGGGGAAGCCTTACACAAAAACTACGCTGGCATTGGTTACACATTTGACGGTGTAGGATTTGCCGCGCCACAGCCATACGCGTCTTGGACTTTAAACGCCGAAACATATTTATGGACAGCGCCAACACCTATGCCAACAGACGGCAAACTGTACTCTTGGAACGAAGCCGATCTAGAATGGGTAGAAATCCCCGTAAGTGAGTAAGGCATTATGCCAACTACCACTTATCGGTACCTCTTTGTAGACCTTCCGACCAACACAATCATTGCTGAGTTGCCCTTGACTGGGGTGGCTTTTACTCAGCAGTTAAATCAGGCTGGAACTTTCTCGGGCCGTCTTTTACTTTCAGGTTTGAACGCGGCAGCCTTCAACATCGATGCTTCCACGATCCCTGGCAAATGCGGCATTTATGTAGATCGAAACGGCGTGCTGGTTTGGGGCGGAGTTATTTGGGGCCGCACCTATAACAGCGGTGATCAAACTTTAACTTTTACGGCCCGCGAATGGAT